TTGGTCGCGATAAAGATAGTTGCCAACTCAGATGGGTCTCTGAGCTGAACACCGAGGATTCTCGCGATTTTGTAAATGCGTAATAGATTGTGCCTCGGGTCGCCATATTCCAGCCCTCGGTCGTCGAGGGTGTTACCAGCGTCCGAGAGCCAGTCACTTAGCGATCTCTCTGACATATTGATTTGAGGCCCTTCCGCGCTTGTATCCTTCATTGAAGGCTTTTGCCTTAGCAGATTCGAAAGCCGCATAGACGACCCAGAATCCAATAAATAATGAAATGAGGATGGTGACGATTTGCTCGGGTGTGAAGTCATTCGACATCGGCACTCACCCCGAATCGGTCTAACCAATAGGCTGAGATTTCTTCTCTACTCAATCGCCCTCTTGTTGATTTTCTACCAAGAGATTCCACAGCGTAACGACGAATAATTTGGCCTTTGACGTAATTCTTTCCATCTGACCAAGCACCAGAGGTCGAATCAAATCTTATGACTTGGGGATTTTGTATCACTTACTGCCCCTAGATTCCAAGCGGGCCTTTAGAACGAACTGATGGTACTCGTCCCAGCTTTTTATATTATTTTCTTCCATAAATCTTTGATTTTTTTCAATCAATTCTTTATAAAATGGATTTATCTTACTTAGATCGATTTCCATTTCAACTCCCTACCGCTTGGACGTTCGCCTAGCGATGGGATAAATGTAATTACCTAAATGGATTTAGACAAGTAGGAGCTCGGCGAGTCGGATTGGTAGGAAGGCGCAGAGCTTCTCAACCTTGTGGCTACCAGCGAAGTCGGTCTTGTCGGGTAATGCCTTCCAATGCCACTCAGGAGCCTCTAGAGCCCCTAAGTCGAACTGATAGACACCTTTCGGCGTCGCGTTGATATAAAGCGTCCTAGCACCTGTCCTAGCCCTTATATCGGCCAAGTAATCCCACTTCTTCTTCTCGATTATCAGAGTGTCGTAATGGGTGCGTCGGCATTTCATCTCAATATAAGAGTCGCTAGTAATGCCGTCGGCTCGGTCGGTCGCCGATAGTGGCGTCAAGTCCGGATAGATGGCCTTGAGTGCCTCGAATAGTTCGACCTCGCGAAGGTAAATTAGTCTTCGTCCTCGTCTTCATCCCAAGGCTTGAACATTGGGTTTCCGTTATCCACTATCCATTCAGGATACGAGCTACGATCCATCGCGAAAGCCAGAGCAGTACCTTCATCCATACCAGCTCGACGACAAGCCATATAAACCTCGTTGCAAGCAATAGCCCAAAAGTCTAAACGAGTCAATGGGACATCTTTCGTCGTTTTGCGACGTTTTGCCACCTTCTTGACTGGCTTCTTAGCGCGCTTTTTTGCCTGTGCCACTTCTGCTCACTTTCGTCGAGAGTGCCAATTCTAACTGACTCTCCATTTTATCGAGGCGCGACACTATGGGCAGATTCTCCAATTTGATGATATATCTCAGACCGGCAATCAGTAGGCCGATTGACCCGAGAACTGACGCGATAGTGGCCGCGAGTTCAGAAGCCGCCATTACCGAACTTTGCCGTAACGCTCGTAAGAAGGATTCAGCCAGTTGATGATGCTAGGCAAGACTGATGCTAGAGCGGCATTGGCAATGGCATTTACATCCAGCCCGACTGCTAAGTAAGTCGCTAGGGCCGCCGCTACGAATGTCTTCGCCCAGCTTCCGGCCATCAATTTGAGTTCTTTCATTTCTGTCTCCTTCTAGGTTGAAGAAACTGCCGTCTTTGTCTCCCAGAGTTGTGAAACTAATATGGAAATGCGACTTGTGAGGATTTGGGCCTCTGTATTTTCTGCGCTTCCAATTTAGAGTCGAGCTCATAATCTTGCCGTCGAAAATAATATATTTGATTCGCTTGTCGCCTCGCTTGGCACACTTGCGAATCTTCTCAACTAATGCGTAAGCCTCTTCCTTGTGAGCTGAAAGATCGCTGTCAATGTCTAAAGCTCTAACAATTCCGTCTCTTGGAATGTGGTCAGAAGTGCCTTGAGCGAGGTGCCGAGCGTCAGCAATCCAGCCGTCAGACTTCCTATCGCGATCAGGATAATCATCATCTATCTGCTCCCGAAGTTGAATTCCTGCTGCGCAAAGTCTAGCCATTATCTTTATAGATTGTGCTAACCGAGTAACGCTTGCGCTTCTTCAGCCGTGAGACCTAACTTCTCTAACACTTTTTGCCTTGCTGCTTCTTTGTCTTGCGTGACAACTTGTCTTTGTTCTGCCTCTGCCTTTGCCGCTTCTATTTCTGCAATTTCTACAGCAGTATAATCGCGCCAGGTTTCTTTGCCTGTAATGGCATTTACTATTTTTTCTTTATACATATTATCTCCTATGCAGATTTGTAAACCCATAATGTGCCATTATCAAAATTGCCCGTGGTATTATACAAACTAACGCTTGAAATTGTTGCCGAATTGTTCCAATAACCCATTTGATTTATTTGCCTAAAGTCTGTTGTATTTCCGCTTCCTGCAAATATGCCTGTTATCATTTTCAATCCACTACTGTTGCCGCCTGAAACAAACATACCGCCTGATACTGATGCCGCGGCTGCGCTTGCTCTTGCCAAAGGGAAGTGATCTAAAGTTTGAGCCCCAGAAGTAAACATTGAAGCACTATAACTAGATGTGGGCTCAATAAATTGATAAAATTGGCTATAATTGCTTCCCGTATCAGAATTGAATCTCAATCGTAAAATATAATCACCATTGGTAGAAGCATATTCTACTAAAATAAATAATTGGTCAGCATCTGAAATTCCTGAAACTGTAATTGTTGATGCGCCCGTCAAAGCTGTTCCGCCTGTATTTACCAATGAGAAATTTTTGGAAGGACTTGGAGTAGCTGCCCATTTGACGCCCGTCGCGGTGCTATTATCGACCTGCAAGGTGTGTCCATTTGTTCCGCCTACCGCAAGACGCGAAAATGTATCGGCAGCTGTTCCAACAATCAAATCGCCTTTTGCATCAATTGCCGTTGCCATTGAATTTGTTATTGTCACATCTCCCGATGTTCCACCACCGCTGATTCCTGTTCCAGCTGTGACAGCTGTAATATCGCCACCTGCAGACCAAGTGAAATCCATATCTGTATTTGAAGCTTTGGCGAGCACTTGTCCGGTTGTGCCGCCTTTGAGATCGACGAGAGAAGTATCAATCGCGCTACCAAGTGTTCGGATAGCCGCCGCGCCGTCCTTGACAAGGTCGGTGTCGTCCGGCGTCTCCCAGCCGAAGTTAGTCGTATTAGCCATTAGTTAGTTCTCCTTCTAGGCGACTATTGTAGCGTTGAGCCAGTCCAATGTGGGCGAAATCGTATTCCAAGTCTCAATCACCGGAACGTCATCCCAGCCGAAGGCTTGGAGTGAATATGAGACCGGCGAAATATTGAGAGTCAGGTTGAGCGAGTTTAGGCCAGCCGTCCAAGTCCAACCCTCGACGAATCCTTGGAATTCGCCGTTAGGCATATTGGTCGGAAGATTAGCAATATTGAGGGGAAGTCCCATAAAGACGTTGAGAAGGGCGTCGCGATCAGCATCATCAATTTCAGGGCTACCGAGAGGGAAACTGATTTGCTTGAGGGCAAATTCAGGATAAGCGCGGATAAGGAGATAGAAGGCGGCTTGAGCCTCTGCGTCCGCTTGTTGTCTCAGAGTAGTTGTAACGCTGGCCGCTAATTGGCCAAATAGCGATATTGAGGTTGGGTCGCTATCGGTGACGTTACTGGCCGCATTATTGCCGTAGGCGATAGTAATTGAGTTACGGACGTCGCCAGCCTTTTTGGTTATTGATAACGCTGGGCCGATTGCGTGATTGCCGTCTAAATCGACATATCCGTTGGCTGAGAGGTATTGACCTCGTCGGGTCGAGTCAGCATAACCAATTCGACCTTGAGCATCTTCGTAAAGATAGCCAAGACCAGAAGTGGCGTACGAGCTGGCTAGGTTATAGACAGTATCGTTCAAGCCAGATTGCGAATGAAGTTCATAATCGCCCGGCTGGTCGATTACGCCTAGACCGCTATTTTCGGCATTGGCCCAAGTGGTCGTTGGGTCATAGTCGTTCCAAGTGACGCCAGAAGGAACCTCGTCCCAACTATCAAATAAAACTGTGCTGAGTAATTCATAGATTCGGTCGCCATCGAATTGATGGTTGAAGTTGCCAGTATAAACCGAGCGAGCCAAGCGAGCCAAGGCTCCTACGCCGACAATTTGAATTCTTTGACTCAAAGCAGTTGAGCCAGAAGTTTCGACTGTAATTGATAAATCGCTTAGAAAGCCACCAAAAAGACTAACCCAATCGCCGTTGGAATCTTGAACTTCAATAGTAAGAGGATCATTGATTTGATAAGGAACGTTTGACTCATTGGTTTCAATAAGGCTGAAATTACAATATCCAGCAATGGGCTGAGAGTAAATATCAGAACGTCCTGAAGTAATAGTTAGTCCGCTCAGAGTCGAGCTAGTTACTGTGTAACCATTGATTTTGACTCGATAAACGGGATTCCAAAGGGTCATAAGATTAGTTGGCTACTTCCGCCTCCAGAGCGACGCTCTGAATTATTGAGTGCTTCAATGACTGCTCTAGTGAATCCTTGTTCATCAATCACACTCGGAGAATTGACATTGATCACAATGTTGTCGCGTTCTTCGCCAGCTCTAACTCTAGAAACGTCAAAGTTTGAAGGAATGGCGTTACCGCTCGGGACATTGATTGTTGAAATAACTGGAACTGATGGTGGCGGTGTTATTGTCCCTGTACCAGTTGAGCCACCACCGATGAGATTTCCTCCACCACCTGCTTCTGGCTTACCGGGAACACTTCCGCCTCCCGGGCTAGCTGTGCCACCAAAAGGCAATCCACCCGGCGCGACTGTATTAGATCCAGTTCCTCCGCCACTTGCGTTGAAAGAAATCGGACTAATTGTTGGAGTATCTGGCCCGGGAGTAAGAAGATTTTTAGCTCGGATTACTCCGTTGATTCCTTTGATAGCGGCGTTGATAATCGGCTCAAGAGCTTTCAGAGCAATAGAAACCGCTTTGACGATACCGCTAGCAACAGTTGAAAGACCTTTGATTGCGTTGCCGAGAGTGAAGGTAATGAATGGAACGAGGGTATCTTTGCCGAATTCATAAATAGACTTGAGCGCGTCTTCGTTATCTTTGAAAGCCTTGATGACTGGGTCGATAGCGACTTTTTTGAATTCTTGAAGTTTAGGAATACCAGTCTCAACGATAAACTTGAAGAACTTCTCAATAATTGGAAGTAATGCCGCGCCGAGAGTTTCCTTTGCTTCATCGAAAGCAACTTGAACTCGAGCCATTTTCCCTTCAAAAGTTTCAGCTTGTGTTGCGGCGGCTCCGCCAAAAGTATCGCTAAGAGTGGTAATGGCTCCTTCAAGTCCAAGCGTTTTGATTTCCGCGGCTGATAGACCTACGCCTAAACGAGTCAGAGAACTGGTATTGCCCTCGTATGCTTTACCCAGAGCATTCGATACTGTCTCAACGTCTTTTCCAGTAGCGGCCGAAATATCAAGAGCAAGGGTAAGAAGACTTTGTGATTTCTCAAGATCACCGGTGGCAACCGCTAGACGCTGGAAGGCTGGGCGAAGTTGATCGTCGGCTACGCCAGTGGCTAATGAAGTTTTTAGAATTTGCTTTTCTACTGCCGCCACTTGAGCATCTGTGGCATCGGTGACATTTTTGAGAGCAACTTCTAAACGCTTTTGAGCGGCTTCGTCGGCTATTGCTGCTTGAACTCCATCGACCGCCAACTTGACAGCGTAAGCGGCTGCGGCTGCTGCGGCAGCGGCAAATGCGGCTTTGGCTTTGGCACTAAACTTATCAACCTGTCCGGCAAATCCATCAACTTGATTCTCAGATTTCTTCATATCCGAAACGAATTGCTTTGTCTCAGCTAAAAGTTCAAGTTTGAGTGTGCGCCATTCTTTAGCCATTTACGCAGTCCATTTCTTTACGACTTTATTTATTGCGTCTTCCCAGCGTCGAGTTAGTTCAGGCTGAATTCTGCGAAGGGTTGGATATATAAACCAACCTCGGGCTCCTGCTCCATATCGGCCGCTATACGTCGGAAATTGTGGATACTTACCTGTTGGATCACCAAATTCCAAGCCACCCCAAAGTTGCTGTGTCGTTGCTCCACCAGAAAAACGCTGAGAGGCAAATCCAAAAGAGATGCGACCGGTTTTTGATGTTTTGCTGACTTTACCGCCATCAACAATTCGTTGGACTGCTCTGGCTGAAACTGTTCTACCATATCCGGCTTGACGAATTTCATCATAAGCATACGACGCCAAAGCGTTCGAAGTATTGCGAGCTTCATCGACAGCCTCATCTCCCATCAAGGAAAACGCTTTTGCTAACTGCCGAAGTTCGCGCTGAGTGTATGCGCTGAATCCGCTATCTGCCACCTTTGCGCTCCTTCAATATTTCAATCGCCGTTAGGACTTGGTCGATGTCAGTCCATTCGCTCATCGGTATTCCGGTTGCTATCGCTATCTCAACAATAAGGCGATTTATGCTTCCGGACTTCCTCGCCGTGACTATATTTGATTGTAATTTGTAACTTCATTGCTCCCGATGCTCCGATCTATTAGCTGAAAGATTCTGAAGGCTGTCCGACGACAGTCAGAGTCCAAGTGTCGGTGAGTGCTCCAGGAGCGGCTCCACCTGCGCTTGGGAAAATTGGTAAAACGTTGAATGAGAAAGTAGCACCTGAAGCGGCTGTGAAAGATACAGCTACTGTGGTATTTGGTGCGGTTTCAGCATTGGCCCACATTGACTCGAACAATGATCCATAAGCAGGGTTTGCGCCCCAATCTTGGAGTAGTTCGATAGTGAATGTCCATTGCTTATCAACGGACTTGTAAGCGCGACCATCAAGAGTTTGATAGGTCTCGATAATTGTCTCAGCGGACAAAGTCGCCGAGGTTGTT